ATCCAATAAACTCCATTCCGCAACTGTTGCATGGAATGTGAGGATATCGCACCTGCGCCAGCACCGATCTTGTTGAAACCAAATACAAGGGGAAATCCTGCGTAGTTAGCAGCCCACAAATCAAGATCGGTCCAGAACAGGCTCTGATTGGAAACGGCCATCCCTCCGCGAATAATTGAACCGATTGGAATACGAAACGATCCGGCCTGATTAGTTGTCAGAGGAATGAAGGACGTATAGTCCCCCTGATCTGACCAGCTAACGAGCATGGGATCGCGCTCGACACCAACTTTCTCTACTTGCGACGATCCCCAGCAGAATAAAATCTGCAATGTAGTCGATACAAATATGCCACCATTGAATGGAGGTGCTGTCGCTACAAGCTGCGCATTGGAAAATCCTGCTGTAGGATCGTATTGGTAGACGCCACCACCATATGGACAAGCCAGAGCAATTTCGCCCCAGTTATCCGATGTCCAGTCAGTAGCTGTAATAGGCGTTCCTGTCTGGCTTGTAGGCGTAACGCCAGTCCCATATCCGCCAGCACCGTAGGGCCCAAGACCATATCCAGAACCTGTCGCAGAAGGCCCTATTGCAATATTGTATACAATCTGTGCCAGACCGCCATTCATGGAAAACGAACCGCTGGCACTAGCTAATTGCGCAGCAGTAAAAATAAAATTATTGGCGTCTGTTATGGTAGCCGCTGTGTAGTGGCCAAAAATGGTTACGCCGTTTCCTGTCGTAGTTGCCTGAAATACTACAGTGTCCCCGACAGCAAGACCATGCCCGGTAATCAGGGCTGAAACGCTAGCAGACCCTGAATTCGTCGTGAAAACCGGAACAGCACCGCTATTGCTTGCGCCGGATGCGGCATTTGTCGCAGCAGCAATCTTGTAACTTGTCGCTCCGGTAATAAGCGTAATCTGGTATGGGCCAAAAAGAACAAGACCGCCGATAGCAACCGGGGTATTGAGCATAATCGAGTCGAGAACGGTCACATTGGAAATGCCGGTGTCGACGATTTCAACAACATTGCTCCCACTCGTGGTTGTAAAATTAACCGCAGGATTTGTCGTCAATTGCTGTGGAGATATATCGGTAAATATTCCGGAAGTATCAATGATCGAAAGCTGTGTTGTCGTTCCCACAAGAAGCCTCTTGACGGAATTCAAATCCTGCCAAGCATGCATATCTCGCGGCACACCATTAACGGCAAACTGATAATACTTGCTCCATCCTCCGTATTTTTGAGCCAGACCATCCTTGAAACGGATCAATTGGCTCTGGCTGATCGACGCTTCAAGCAGTGTCGGTGTTCTCTCGACATTGACGCCGGGAACTAATTTGACTTCGCCAAACGGCATGTCAGGTCTTTATGAATGCAGCAAAGCTGACGATGGATGGCGGCATATTTTGAGATCCACCAGCACCGGAACTGTCTGACGTTCCAGTAATATTATGATTGTGCTGCTCATCTTCTGTCCCTGTCGAAGTACCCCCTCCACCAGCATTGCATGGAAACCCGCCACCAGCAGTGGCTGAGTTATTATTCGCTGAAGCAAAATATTGGTGCGTATGCTGCTGGTTTTCGGTTCCGGAAACAAAATTAATCGTATGAGTATGTGCTGTAAGGGATTGACTGCCGCCAGCAGCACCCATTGTGGCACCGGCAATTCCACTTACTCCAGACGTTATACGACCAGTGCTGCCGCTAGGATCTACGGCAATTCTCATACGGTTTCGTTCATCTGGTACGCCGAATGTTGTTGATCCGTTTCCACCGAATGTCGATCCAAGAACCTGCGCCAATGCCGGATATGTCGCCGCAGAGTATACGGTTCCATCTTTGAGAAGATATGGAATAACTGAACAGCTGGACATCCACACCGGATATCCAACTGAAGATTGGTGAAGATCGAGAGCGGAACCTACTTCAGGCATATTAACATAATCAACATTGGTGCCATCAAAAAACATATGGCATTTTCTACCCGGCGGGGCACAAACAGCAGTACCTGTTCCTGACGCTGGAGCCAGTTGCACAACAAATGTGTTAGTACCGGAACAAGTGTTATGTACGATGAAATATCCCGGCATCGTAACCTTTATAACGGCATGGCCAGTTAGTGTTCCGGAAAACTTAAGAAGAGCGTTTTCACTCTGTGTTGGACCGGAACCGGGCGTGAACGCCGCACCTGCCGGTAGTCCCAAAATAATTGTTGTCGCGCTGGACAGAGCAAGTGTTGCAAATCCGCCAAGCGTTCCGTCAAGCGCAGACATGTTGTAATTGACTGCCGTGGTTCCCCACGCACCGGGCAAATCGCCCGTATTAGGAACATTGAGAAACCTGTTAACTGTATTGGGCATTTTCTTATGTCCTTGGCGGGGTCACGATGTTCGATGGTTGCTCGCTTGACCAGCCTTCCGCAAAGAATGCCTTGCGGTTTTCTTCCAGATCTGCCGACTTCAGAAGTGTCTGCAAATGGCTTTCCCAAGATACTGCAGACTGCGGATTATCTGTCTGCGCTCCGAAGTTTTTCTGATAGGCGCAGGCAAACACCATTCCAGCGGCGATAAGAAGATCAGGAAAGAAGACGGAAAGGATTGTCGTCACGTTGGTCGACGAAAGAGGATTTGGCCTTATCTCCCCCACTACCTCTACCTGATATGCGGCATCAGGCCATGGACCGACAATAATGTCGTCAGGATTTAGCAGAGCAAAATATGTCGGAACCGTTGACCCGGATACACTAGGCCACATCTGGTTGATCATTTCTGTAGATGCGGGAACGAGTGGATTTCGAGTTCCTGAATCAGCTGCTGTTCCCGCAGGAGTTATTACGTTTATCTCCTCAACGACAACAAACATACCGGTTGCCGGTGTCGGAATATGAAACGTACGAATACCTGCTGTAAACGCAGACGAACTGTCTTGCGTATTGGTGTGCAGAAAATCCAGTTCGCGATATAGCCTCTGTTCCGCATCATCAATAATATTGGGAATTACCTGAACGTATCCCGGATCTGACGCCGGGACAGGCATAAGGTTGGCAATCGAGCTAACGAACGTTGCGTATGTCAAACTCATCAGACGATCCCGTATATTCTGATTGTGCCAGTAGAGATGTTACCAGTCTGGAAGGCTATGGCCATGCCAGTGATGGCACTAGCCGCCCCATCCCAGAAGCCAGACGGAAACACCATGGCATTTGTCAGCGTACTCACTGCACCGGGTGTCAGATAATTAAGTTGGCCATTGATGCTTTTTCGGAACACGGCATTCGACGGATTAACGATCTCGACCCATCCATTAACACCGTATGACGTCGACGTTCCCACACATGTAGTTGCCGTAATTCCAGACAAATAGAACAGGCTCGTTGTGCCAACGATAAAAGTCGTGGTTACGGCAAACCCTGTCAGGTTAGACAAATAGCTGGCGCTAACAAATGCCGTTCCGCTAGTTGCTACCTGCATATTCAAAGAGCATGTCAGAGTTGCCGTCGATACAGGGCATACGTTGTCGAACGTAACCCTGTATTTCACAAACCGGGATGTAAAGCTTGTAGTGTCTACAGCTGACCCAACCTGAGAGAGAGATAGTGTCCTCAGAAGATTAATGCTGCTGCTTGCGATCGTCGCATTGGTAATTGTTGCTGTATTTATGGTTGTGGTGTTCAGCGTAGAATTGTTGATCGTCGATGTGCCGATAGTAGCCGTATTAATGGTGGGATTATTTATAGTGGCTGTATTGGATGTCGGATTATTAAGCGTGGCCGTATTGATCGTTACGTTTGACAGCGTCCCCGTGTTGATCGTAGCCGTTGAAAGAACCGGACTGTTGATCGTCGGAGAATTAAGAACAGCATTGCTGCTTGTCGGGCTAACCAGCGTGGCTGTATTGAGCGTTGCTGTATTCAACGTGGAATTGTTGATGGTCGCAGTATTGATGGTGGCATTATTGATCGTAGCCGTGTTTATCGTAGCTGTGCTTAATGTCGACCTGCTTATGACTGCTGTATTCAACGTAGAATTGTTGATGGTCGCAGTACCAAGAATTGAATTGTTGATGGTCGCAGTATTGATGGTGGCATTATTGATTGTCGCTGTATTGAGGGTTGCCGTCGACAAAACACCGGAGGCAATCTGCGCCAACGTCCAAGTCCTGTCAGACGTTGAGTTCTGAACTCCAATAAGAGAGTCTGTGCTGGCGAGATTTACGCCAGCCGCCGTTATCTGTGTGAATTTCAGTGATGGAGCCATGCTCTAATTTCCCGATGATTCATATTCGGTGGCAAGCACGGCACTATTCTCGGTAACGTACGTTGAAACCCCGTCCTCTGCAACATATGGACCGGGCGACTCCTCGTCGATCGCATACGGCTCTGGCCTTGCATTCATGATCGGAGGCGGATCTGGAGGAAGAATAATGGCCCCCAGCTGCCTTTGTGGCTCATCCAGTTCGTCTTCCGAGACAAGAATTCTCAGGTTGGATAGAGCCGTACCACGCCAATCCCATTGCCATTGCATGTTCTCAAGATTTGAGATCATGCCATTGCGATCGGAAGTACCCCATGCCCTTGGACTGGAGGAATCGACTGCCGCTCTGCGTGGGTGCTTTCTCATTATCTGTAGTATCTCCCCAGATTGACCGGCATTCTGACGGGGACATTTTCTGTATTCTGGGTTGCAGCCGTCGTCCAAGCCTCCATGGCATCTGCCTTTCGCTGCTGCTCAAGGGCTGGAGCATAGGTGCGGGCCAGTCTGTGGGCTAACCCGGCCACGAATGCATCACTCCATAGATAAGGAATATCCGGATTTTCTCCTGACGGGATATCGGCATCCTGAACCTGAGAACATGCATAATAATTGAGGACATACCCGCTTGTATTGATGACTGGCCATATCGTTATGGTTGGAGACAGCTGCCGCAGAAAATAATACGTAGTCGGATTTCCAGACGTGAACTTGGAAGAATAGCTGGCATAATCAGTCCTGCTGATAGGCGTTAGATAAATATCGGTCTGTGTCGTAAGTCCGTTATTCTGAGTGAGGTAGGCATCGAGAATCATTACAACTCGA